ATTTAATGATTTTAAATTACCCCAAAGATTTTTATTAGCATCATAAGTAGGAGAAATTAAGATAGTTCTTATTTTATGTTCTCCCTGTCCTGAAATCATTTTAGAATTTTCATATTCTTTTATAATTTTTACAGTAGAATAAGTTTTTCCACCACCGCGAGAAGCAACTCCCATAAAATTAAAAAATAGATTAAATAAATCATCATTATCGCTCTTGGGGTAATCTAATTTAGAATTAGATATTTTATTTTTAAAACTATTTATCTCAATTTCGTTAATATTCATTTTATTTCTATTAATAATTATGAAAATAAATCAAGCATTACTCGTCTTTTTGCTTCTTCTAAATACTTTTCTTTAAGAATATCACGAGAAGCAGTTTTATATAATTGTTTTACTTCTTTTTCTTTTTCATATTTAATTATTTCTTCTGGTTTCTTTTGTTTTTTTGCTTCTAATGCTTCTTTTAGTTTCTGTGCTTCTTCATATTCATAATCAATCTTTTCCTTTTTAATTTTATTTACTTCTTGTTCTTTTAATTTTAATTCTTCTTTTTCTTGTCGTCGTTGTTGTGCTTTTTCGCTACGAATTCTATGTAATTCCATCATTCTTTCGCGTGTTTGTCCTCTTTTATTTTTCTTTTTTGGTTCTTCTTCTTCTTCTTTAATTGTTTGTGTTTCTTCATCATTATTTCTATTTAATATTTCTATTTCATACTCTATTTTTTGTATTTCATTTTCAATGTCCTCCATCTTCTCTAATAATCTATTTAGAAATGAGAAAAAAAAATCTTAAAAAGGAAAGTCCGGAATAATAAAATTGTTATTGCTGAAATCTCGTAATTGTTGGCGGTATTCTTTAATTTTTATTAAATTCTCGTGAGTTATTGGAAAGTCTGGTAATAAGTATTTATCGCTTTTGTCTAATAATTGGTCTCTTGTGCTTCTTAATAATATTAGATTAGGTTCATAAATAATTGTCTCATCCATCTTTATTTTAACCATAGACTTTAATTGTCAAAACACCAGCATTTAAATTAGTTCCATAAAATCGTAAAAAATTATTTCCCCAATTATCCCATCTTTCTTCAACATTTATAGCATTATCACCGGAGACAGGGTTTCTATAATCAGTTGTAATTTGTAAAACTCCGCCATTTGTTAATAATCCACCAGAAGCACTTAAATAAACCCTACCATTCCAACAAAAAATATTTCCAGAACCTGCCATATTAACGGATGCTGAAATGGTTAAATATGAATATCCTGTATACCAATAACCATTTAATCCAAGAAACCAACCATAATAAGTATTACCTTGTGCTAATATACTTGTAAAAAGCAAAGTAGAAGCGGAGCAATAATAACGATTTGCTGTGCTATTTCCTGACGCTACCATATTTCCTGTTGCTCTCGTGTTTCCATCAGCATCAATGATAAAAGTTTGGTTATTATTCGTATTAAACTTATGAACACCAGCACTATCATATCTTAATGTGGAAGCATTAATACCAAAACTATAACCAGTAAATAATTGTATTTTTGTGGTATTTGTGAAATCATCAAAAATTAATTTATTTGTTAATGAATTAGCAATCTGGATATTACCATAAAAATTAACCTGTGATATTGCTCCCCATCCCATATCACGACCGATATAAAATTGATTTGTTCCACCACCAGCATAATACATAAATGAAGCGATACGCGTCGCATTGTCGTGGACTGCTATTTCCGTATTATTATCGCATTCCATAAGTAGTCCCGCAGTATTAGCATTCCAACCAGAACTACCACCGAAATTTTTAGATGTATCTCCAATTGTTAAACTACCTGTTGCCATACTTGTGGCGATATTGGCATAAGATGAAACCCCTCTTATTTGCCCTGCTCCATTATATACCCTAAAATTTCCGTTTTCAACTTGTAGTTTATTTTGTGGGTCAGTAGTTCCAATACCAACATTACCAGAATTTCTAACAGTAAATAAAGTTTTATCAAAACCGCTTGAAAGTCCGCTAGTTCTTGTATTAATTGTAAATGATGAAGTCCCTGGAATTTTTGTATTACCAGCACTACCCCCACCATCGCCAAAGCCTCCAAAATTTAAATTAACAGCAACACCCCAATAACTACTTAATAAAGTATCACCACCAAAAACACCGCATAAAGTAGAACCACCAGTTGTTATTCTGTTTTCTGTTGTTGCTAAATTAACACCATTAACACCTCCTATTACTAAATCCCCACCAGATGACAATGTCATAAAATTAAAAGCATCAACAGCAGTTCCATTACGAGTATAAAATTTTAAATCACTTTTATTACCTGTAAGGGATGTCGAGGTTATTTTGGCAGATTTAATTGATGTAAAAGATGGAATGCCGAATTCAATCCCTGTCGTTTGATTTTCAGCATCTGTATTTGTTTCAATTCTTATCATTGCTGTTGTTGCTCCTCCTTGAATGTGAAATTTTTGGAGAGCATTTGTAGTTCCTATACCAATATTTCCACCTGTCATAATAATCATTCTTGGCGTTCCGGTTGATGTTATGCTTCCACTATTAAAAATAATAGCGTTGGTTGATTGTAAGAATAAATTATTGGCATAATTACCTGAATAAGTAGTTCCTGGAAGACCAATAAAACCATATGAAGTAGTATTATTTTTAAATGCTATACAATTAGGAGCAGTGCTGTCAGTTGTTTGAATATCAATCGCGTATTGATTTAATATTCGTATATTTAATGTATTCGCCATATCATTCGCGCCATTTAATCTTAAATATCGTGTATCATTAACACTTGTAGGAGAATAAGTGCTTAAATCAATACTTACCTGATTTAGGGCATTTTTAGATAAAGGAGTTTGAAATGATAAAGCATTATAAGCAATATTATTATAATTAAGACCAGTTAATCCAGAACCATCACCAATAAATCCTCCTGTGCCTGATAATGCGATATTTGCGTTTAATGCCATCGCATTATTTCCATCTAATTTTAAATATTTAGATGCTAATGAAATATTATTTTCTGTAAAAGAATTCGCTTTTACTAAACCTGATGCTGTTATGTTTCTTACTGTTGTAATATCACCTGTTGTTCCTAATGCTAAACTTGATGCTACAATTGAACCACTTGTTGAAACAGCACCAGAATAAACAGTTCCTAAAAAAGTGAAATCACCTGCTGGTGTAATGGTCGCATTAATAATTGAACCTGTTGAATTAGCAAACCTAACAGCACCAGAAGAACAAATAATAATACCAGATGTATCAACACCTATTCCATTAGTGCTATTTAATTGAATTTTGTTATTATTAAATACATTATCAAAAATTAATTTATTCGTTCCGCTTGATGTAATATTAATATTATTATTAACTGTTAAAGATGTTGATGATAATGATAATTTAGAAACATTATCAACATACCAATTATAAGACGCACCATTAGGAACACAACACCAAAAATTATTAGTATCAATACCAATTGAATAAGGATAAGTGGAAGGAGAAGAAGATGGATTTAATGTAATCCTATCACCAGTTGAATAAACAGGGGTAGGAATTCCATATAAACCAGTATTCATATTTATTCGTCCAGTCATAGTTCCACCTTCTTTTAATAGATAATTTCCCAATTTGGTTATTAAATTTTCTCCATTTAAAGTTATTTCATTTGTATTTATTTTTTGTATTGTTTGTGCTGTTGTAATATTAGTATTAATAAAACCTAATGAATTTATTTTATTTGTTTCATATAATATTACATCATTATTTAAAGTAGATAAAGTATTATATATATATTGATATAAACTTTCTTTTAGTGTTTTTCCAGGATTATTAACATCAGGAATATTTAAATTTGTTGTTCCTGAATTTGTTAATAATTCACCATAAATATTATTTAATCTTAATAATTTTTCTCTTTTTTCTTCTAATAATTGCGAATAATAACCATATGTTCCTGATGCTATCCATCCCAATAATCCTAATCCCCCTAATCCTATTAATGATGCTGTGCTGGTGCTTATTCTTGAAATTGAATTAATACCTCTTGCTGTTATTTGTTGATATATTGTTAATGGGTCTAAAACAGTTGAGTTTAATAATTCATCTACTAATGATGCCTCTTGTAATTCTATTAATTTATTTATTTGGACTGTATGAATATATATAGCATCTGTAATTGATAATATTTGTATATTAATTGTTGTTATTTGTTGTTGTAAATATGCTAAATCTCCACCATATCCTGTTAATGTAAAATTAATAATTGCTAAATTAAAAAAATAATCTGCTAATATATCACTTACTTCATACCAACCCTCTAAAATTTCAGGTCTTATAATATTATATGTAATCCATAAATATAATTTACCATCTCTTCCAACTTTTACATAATGATTATCATTAATTTGTGTTTTAAATCTTATTTCGCCATATTGATTATTATTATAAATATATGTATTATTAACATTAATTAAAGAACCATCAACATAATCAATTGTATTTGATGTATTAATTAAATTATTATATTTAATATCTAAATTATTTATTTTAGTATCAAGGATATTAGAAGTATTATCAATATAATCAATAATTTCATAATTACCTTTTGCCCCTATATAATCATAATAAAGATTATTCATTTAATTTTCTAATTATTTAGTAGATATTATTAAAAATGTATAGAAACCCATTAAATAACGGAGATATTAGCGATTATAATTTATTAAAGAAACAACGAGATTATAAACCAATGATTGATAAATATAAAAAGAAATTACCAACAGAACCGACAGAATTACAAAAATATTATCAATATATGACTTATCAACAACCAATTTTAGATGAAGCGAATTATGTCGCTGAAAGAATGCGAACAGAAGATATTAATAAACAGAAAGATGATTTTAATTTCATTGAAGATTTAAAAATAAAACGAGAGGAAGAAATGAAGAAAAAATCACAATTAGAAAAAGATATGAATAATGATATTAGAACTGATTTATTTGATTATGCTTCAACAGTTAAATATGATGACCTAACGCCAACAATTAATACGGATATAGAAATGACAAATGATTTATTTGATGATAATCTTTCTATGGCAGATACTATTCTAATGATAGAAGATAAAAAACCAGAAAAAAAAGCAAAAAAAATACCAATGATAGAAGATAAAAAACCAGAAAAAAAACCAGAATTATTTGAATTAAATAAAAAAATAACAAGAAAACAAATGATAAATGATTTATATTCTACTGGACAATTTAAAAATAAAAATCAATTAAATTTAACAAAAGACAAATTAAAAGAATTATATAAAAAAAATTTCTCATAAATAAATAAAGAGATGTTTAATAGTTCTAAAAAAGATTATATATATCCTAACTATTGGAATGATGATGATATAATTAAATTTAAATATTATTTAAAAGAAGCAAAAACAATGTATGATATGCCAGATGATTTAATTGAATTATGTGTAGAACGCCAAATTAATGAAGAAAAGGGACTATTAAAACCAATTGATTATTCGCAAGTTATTGAATATGATAAAGAAGTTAAAATTAAAGTTTAATTTTTTTATAACCATTAAATAGATAATAATAAATGGTTAAAGATATAATAAATATATTTATAAATAGTAAAATCGCCTTATATAATAATAATGGTGAATTTTCTGGTGTAGATTGGGGAACATCACCACCAACAATAACAACAGGTCGCATATATTCAATTTATATTGAAACGCCACCAATAATAATTAAAAATAAAGCAAATTTAAAGGTTGCTAATATATGTCATTCAGGATTAGGACATGGAGATAATATAATTACTTTTAAATTAGATGGATTATTAACAAATAATAATAAATATATTGGAAATGATGGAGGAATACCTACAATTATTTCAACTACTTTTAATAATACTCGTAATTTATATGAAGAAAATGATATACCATTAATAAGACAAACAATTAATCAATTAAAATTAATTGTAAGCGATGATTTAAATAATCCTTATGCTGGTATTCCAAATACTATGAATTTTTGTATCTCTTTAAAAATAGAACAGGATGAATTCTAAAAGTCATTATTTATATATAAGTAGTAAAAATAGAAGTTCTAATGAAAAGATATATGATTTTAATGTAATTTTAAATAATCCTATAATTCTTAATAGAAATCAAGGTGTAAATGTAAGCGTCATAGATTTTTCTATGATGAATACTGATTATAATTTAAGAAATATAAGTTTTAATTTAGCATATATATCACATTATCCTACTAATGTAGATATAACAACAAGTATAAATACATTTCAAATTCCTGATGGTAATTATTCATATTTAACATTAATGAATTATTTAAATTATATTTTATCTGGATTAATTTCAGTTGAATATGTAAAAGAAAGAAATTCATTTAAATTTAAAAATATTAATATAAGCACTAATCCATCTCAATATTTTATGATTATACCAAATTCAGCATCTAAATATTTAGGATTATCACAAAATTTATTATTAGATAATGATGTATTTCACGAAGGTTCATATATAAATCTTACTAATTATTCACATATCATTATTAAGAGTAATAATTTATTTTTTGAAGATAATCAAGAGGACAATATTAATAATAAAGAAATGTCTAATTCATCTATTTTATTTATGTTAGATAAACAAGATATTCCTCCATTTCATTTAATATC